ATTGGTCTGGAAGAATAGTAGGGAGATGGTTGACTGATGGCTTTTGATATAAATCGATTCTCAACTAACATCAATACTTATGGCACACTAAAGACTAGCAAGTTTGACATTAATATAACTCCACCATCTATTCTGTTATCATTGGGTGGTATGTCAAATAGCATTATAAGATTTAGAGCTGAACAAATAGACTTACCATCAATCAGTTTAGATTTAACATCTGTTAATAGATATGGTATAGGTCCAAAACAAAGATTTGCTACTAATGTATCTTATCCAGAATCAGTATCTATATCATTTTTAGAAGTAGAAGATGGTATGATACAACGTTGTATGCTGCATTGGATGAATTCTATATTTGCTTTTGATAGACCATTATATGGCATAACACCATATGTTTATGTTACTCAATATAAAGATGATATAGCAACAATAATTCAAGTAATACAGTATACTGATGACGCAAAAATAGGAAACATCATTGATATACTAGATGCGTTTCCAGTAAATTTGAGTGTAAGTCCATTATCATGGGCTGAAACTAACACATTAGTCAAGGTTAAAGTAGAGTTTGCATTTACAGAATGGAGAAATCCAATTCCGTGCACAGAAGAAGTTGTTTCACAATCTCGTGAAACAGATACGTATAGAGAACAAAAAGAACGTAATGGTATATTGGAAAGTCTTCCAGGAGAATTTAGTCCTTCATTGCCAATAACACCACCAATTTCCACTACACCACCTGCAGAAATTCCAACTAAAAAAAGACCAATAATACTACCATAATAAAAGTGACTTGAAGGAGTTCTTAAATCATGCTACCAAAGATACAACATCCAATCTTTGAATTTACGGTGCCATCTACTAAAGTTACAACAAACTTTAGACCATTCTTGGTGAAAGAAGAAAAGATACTACTCATGGCTAAGAGTTCTGATGATAGAGCAGATATCCTCAGAGCCATCAAACAAGTCGTGAATAACTGTGCTATCGATGAAAAGTTCGATGTAGATAAACTGACTCTATTTGACCTGGAGTACTTGTTCCTCAAGTTACGCTCCGTGTCAGTAGACAACGTAGTAAGAGTATCTTACAGGGACAACGATGACCAGAAAGTCTACGACTTTGAGATAGACTTATCATCAGTCGAAGTAAAGTTTCCAGAAAACGTTGAGTCAGTCATTAAGATCACTAATGACATGGGTATAGTAATGAAGTACCCATCAGCGTCTATATTTGATGATCGTAGCTACTTCAGAGCAGGTGACGACGCTTACTACGAGTTAGTACTACGCTGCATAGACAAGATCTATAGCTCTGATGACGTATACCAAGCCAGCGACTACACAAAAGAAGACTTGGAGTCATTTCTTGACGACTGTGGTGTAGCCACTTTCAATCAGATCCAAAAGTTCATGACGAACGTACCAAAACTCTATCACCGACTCGAGTATAGAAACTCAAATGGAAAGGATAGAGTCATAGAACTGACAAGCCTAACAGATTTTTTTACGTTGGGCTGAACCATAATACACTGGAGAACTACTACATCTCCATGTTTGCTTTGGTTCAGCACCATAAATATTCTGTTGCAGATGTTGAGAATTTAATACCATTTGAACGTGACATGTTTGTTGAGATGCTGCTGCAATTCCTTAAGGAACTTGAAGAGCAAAGGAATAGACATGCCAGCTAGACCGACGGATGACGATGACAATGGACCAGATCCATTACCTAATAACTCATCACGTTTTCCTCAATCTGATTATACCAATACTTCAAGTAATAGTCAACAAAAAAGTTCTGTTAATACTGAAGTAGAAAAATTAATTGCTGAGTATAATTTAAAAAAACAAGATGAATCATGGGTCAGAAGTTATTGGAGACCAGCCATGGGCTGGCTCTATATGGTTATCTGTGCATTTGATTTTATAATCTTTCCATTAATGACTATGTTTTTGCCAGTAATAGCTAAAGCATTCGGTTTCAACATAACTTATTCACCATGGCTCAGTCTGACACTCAGCAATGGTGGACTAATTCACATGGCATTTGGTGCAATACTTGGTGTAGCTGCTTGGTCAAGAGGTCAAGAAAAAATACAGAGTATAGGTAGGTAATGTTAGAAAACCAAGTCGGCGATGCAGATAAATTAAGTCTGTCTGAATACATGGCTTCACAAGCATCTCAAATGTCTGAAGACAGAGATGCTGAGCGTATTGCTGAAAACGAGATAGTCAGTACTTTTCTATCAAAGAAAGTATTTTCAGAGATAGAACTAGTAAGCCAAAACTTGGTTTTTGATGTTGATGAATTAGACTTCACGCTATCAGATATACTCAATGGTTTTAAAAGACCAAGTATGCAACCTAGTTTTTCTGGTGGTGATGATCTGACTACAAATGTCTCTAGCATGACTCCCGCACCCGCAGGTACGGGACAAAGTATGGCATCTCCAAGTCCATCAATGCCACCAGCTTTTAGCTCTTTACAATCAGTTGTGCAATCATTATCACAAGCTGCTAGTGGTGGTCAAAGAAGTTATTCGTCACAACCAGCGGGTCTAGCGGGTGGCATGGGATCGTCGGGTGGTTATACCCCTAGATCAGTAGCACCACAGATGCCGAGTGTAACACCCATGTCTGCTTCACCCATGACACCGGGTGCACAGCCACAAGGTATGACTCCACAGGGTGGACAAGTATCAATGCCGTCTGGAGACGACGCTTCTATCATGGCTATGATTAAGAAACATGAGGGCGTTAGAGACACGCCCTATAAAGACTCAGTCGGGCTATGGACAGTCGGTGTTGGTCATATGATAGGACCAACACTGCCACGTGAGTGGAATAGAAAATTCACACCACAGGAAATAGATCAACTATTTGCAAAAGATTACGCTGAACATAAAGCAGCTGCACAAAGGATACCAGGGTTTGAGAAATTAAACTCAAACGGTCAGGCTGCGGTGATAGATTTAACGTTTAACATGGGACCAGCATGGTTTAGAAAGTTTCCAGCTGCATCTGCAGCTTTAGCTAAAGGTGATATGCAGACTTTTGCTAATGAGATGCAAAACAGTGCATGGTTTAGACAAGTAGGTAATCGTGGTCCTACAATTGTAGCTATGATTCGTAGTGGTGGCGGTGACGCTACACAGCAAGCACAACAAGTCCCTGGAACACCAAGTACTGGTCCACAACTATCACAAGCTGGAGCAACTACTGAAGCAGCAGATCAAGCACAGATGAGGGGTGCTGGGCAACAGATTAGTTCTTTAGCTGCGCCAACACCACCACCAATGAACCAACCAACACCATCAACAATAACGCCGTCTGGTGGTGAAGTACCCATTAACGTTAGACTCCAAAACTTGCAGGCATAAAATGGCGCTCCCAGAAGTAAAAAAACAAGATAAAGTAGCTACTAGAAAGATAGCAGAAGGATCTGATTTATCTACAGCAGCGCCTGTTCTTAATAAACTTTTTGATACAATACGCAATAGTGATCAAAAAGAAAATAGATTCTTGACTAAGCATATTGATGGTGAGTCGACCGAATATACACTCATTCAAGATAACAATATTAATATGCTTAATATACTGAGTAGTCAATCTATAACAGAGAGTCTACTCGGTACTATGAGAGACACTGTAGGTGCTGGAACCACAAGCAGTGCTACTATGGTATCTTCATCACAAGTCTTGCAACAGACTAGACAAGAGCCACGACGAGACAGTAACGAGAGACCGAGAGAAAGACAAAGAGTAGTGCCCTCTGCATCCGTGACAAGTACCGGGTCAAGCGATAACAGGAGTGTCCCTCGCGTAGTATCAGAATCAGTAAAAAAGATAGACAGTTATGTAAGCACTCAATCGGGTCAAACCAAATTTTCAGAATTAAAAATTATAAATGAAGAGACCGGTGAAGCGCTGGAAAGGTCTGCATCATTACTATCAAATATAAATGAAAGCGTACAAAGACAGAACCGACTACTAGAAGAGACTATAGAAAACCTAAAGAGACAACTAGAAGAAACTGACGATAACTTACCAGATATCGATATCGACATAGATCTAGATAGAAGAAGAAATCGGGGGAGAGGACGAGGCGGTAGACCAGGTCAACGTCCATCTACTGGTTCTAGACCACAAGCTCGTGGAAGTGTCCCACGAGTGACACCTCCTGCAACACCAGAGACTCCTAGACCAGCTGCAACACCAGAGACTCCTAGACCAGCTGCAACACCAGAGACTCCTAGACCAGCTGCAACACCAGAGACTCCTAGACCAGCTGCAAGAGGTCGGGGATTAACAGCGTCTAGATTTGCGTCAGTTGGATTGGGTGCTGTATTTACAGCAATTGACGGTCTTCAATTAGTATCAGAACTAGATCAAATTGAATATGAATATTCTACAAATCAAATAGATGCAAATACATATAAGCAAAGATATGGGGCTGCGTTTGGATCCTTTTTTGGTTCAGCCGCTGGGGCAGCGTCGCTTGGTGCTATAGGTGCAGCGATAGGTGCTCCAATAGCAGGTGTAGGTGCATTAGTTCTAGGAATAGTAGGTGGTGTTGCGGGGGCTTTTGCTGGTGGTGAAGTAGGTGCTTGGATAGGCGCTACGATAGCAGCATCACTGATGGGTGAGCCAATGCCAAGACCACCTAATCCTAGAAATATGACTGTTCAAGATCAAAAAAATATTCAAGAATTACTCAAAGATGAAGAATTTAGAAGATCTGTAGATCCAAAAGTCATAGAAATTCTTGAAATTATTTCCGACGAAGAACAAATTGACTTGAGTAGCCGAACACAGGCGCGTGGTGCTCAAAATATTTTAAGAAATTTGATTGAAGAAAATAAAGAAGCATTTAGCAGGGCACAGCAAAGAAGAGAACAAACTCCGTCAGATACACCAGACGCTGCACTAGTACCAGCAACACCAGCTAGTAATATAACTCCAGTACAAGCAACACCAGCTAGTGCTAATGTAACTCCAGTACCAGCAACACCAGTACCAGCAACACCAGCTAGTGCTAATGTAACTCCAGTACCAGCAACACCAGTATCCAGTGTTAATAAAGAACAACTATATAGTGAATTATTACAAAAATATAAAATTGAAGAATTAGCTTTAGTTCAACCAGGTTCTGGTGGTTCTGCTCAATCAGAAGCAATAGCTAATGCAGAAAAAAGAGCTCAACAAGAGTCAGGCTATACACCGCCGAGACAAGTAGCAACACCAGCTAGACCGGACACAGAAACACAAAGAAGAGACGAAGTAGTTAGTCAATCTATATCTGATGCTTTTGAAAGAAAATCTAATAAACCTAGAATTGATCAATTTTCACCAGAATTTAATAAAATGGTGGATGAGATTTATGAAAAAAGGTTAAAAGAAGAACAAGAAGCACTTGGTCGTAACTTGCTTCCAGCAGAAAAAGCTGAAATAAGAAATCAAGCTACGGATGAAGTCTTATTAAGACCAACACCTAATGTGACTGCAACCCCAGTTACACCACCGCCAGCAACAAATATTACACCAATACCAGCATCACCTCCAAATGAAGCCACTCCAGAAGTTAGACAATCTGTTATAGACAGAACTAGAGCAACTGAGTTAGTCAATAGACTAATTGCTGTTTCTAAAAAGGTAGAGACTCCAGACCCCAGAACAATGACCATTCTTGAAAATATAACAAGAATGATTCAAGAACATGACTATGATACAGCATCTGATGCTATTGAAAGATTGGAAAAAAGAGTATCACCCAGAGAAAATGCGACTAGAGAACCATCTGCTAGAGATGTGTTTAGAGAAAGATTTGAGTCACCAATTAGACCGACGCCTAGAGCTGATGCTGGTGCCGACGATAAAAAAGCTGAGCTAGAAGATGCTGAACCATTAGATAAAGACTTATTGAGTCCAGTATCACAATCTTATATGGAAGAAGATATAGATACTGGTTGGCAAGAAGCTGGTGCTGAAGGTGACACAGGTTGGCAAAAAGCCGGAGACACCCCGTCACCGCGACCTGTGCCAGTCAGACCCGTACGTGCGAGGAGAAGAGAAACTAATGACTCAACAGATAGTTTGACTATTACTGCTCAAGAAGTAGTGTTTAAATCAGACAAGATGGAAGCACCATTCTTAGACGCTATAAAAGAAGAACTATCTGACTTTATGAATACCATCATGAATATCTCTAGCTCACCCGTGAGTCCTAACTTATCTGGTGGCGGATTAGCTTCACCAGTATCATTTGCTAACATCAGCGGTGGTATGACACCATCAACTCCTTCTTTTGGTTCATCTCCATCAGGTACACCAACGCCAGGAGGTGGTGCAGTACAAGGTGTTGAATCTGCTTCAGGTGATATGTCTAGCACAGAAAAACCTGGTAACGTAACAGTAGATTCCGGTGTAGATGTATCTAAAGTAGATAAAGACTTAATGGGTAGGTTTTATGCTGCAGCTAAAGAGTATGGTAAGCCAGTAAAGATTAATTCTGGATTCCGTAGTGACGAGAAGCAAGCGGAACTCTGGGTTAGAGCTAATGTTTTTAAAGAACCCGGTATCTATATGCCGGCTAATCCAGATAAACCAACTACTATTAATTACAAAGGACAAACATTTAACGTTCCCGGTGGTCGTGCTAAATCATCCCATGGTGGATCTTCACCAAATGCTAGAGCTTTAGACGTTACTAGAACAGCCATTGAAGAAATGGATAGGATGGGTCTATTAAGGAAGTATGGTCTTCATAGACCATTTCCCAATGATCCTGTACACGTAGAAAGAATAGGCGGTGGATCTTCAGCACCAGATACCAGTACTGATGGAGCACAACAAGCAGCAACACAAGTATCTGCATCACCCGCAACTGCAGTTGCATCAAGCGAAGGTGGGCAACAAGCAGAGAGTGGTGGGGAAACTGCAACTCCAGTAGCAAGTGAAGCTTCTGGTGGAGAAGCGATGGCTTCTGGTGCAAGTGGAACAGCTGAGTCAGGTGCTTCTATGACTCCATCAACCCCGTCTTCTGGTCCGACAGTAGCCACAGCTTCGGTCGAGAATGAAGTCGCTAAGAGAACACCAATGACACCATCTGCTCCAACTCCAGAAATGCCAAGTTCTGGATCTTCTTCTCCAGGAGTCGGTGACACGTCTTATCCAATTAGTATGGGTGATCCAGGAAATGTTGAACCACCAGATGCAGCCCAGAGATACGCGTTGTTGTTTGATATGGCAGCATAAAAAAAGGGGAATCATTTGGTTCCCCTTGAAGTATCAGTCCTTTGCAAGTTTCTTAAAGAACTCGATATCATCGTCATCCTCGTCAGAGGAAGCAGGTGCTTGTCGAGTCTCAGTCGCTTTAGCGGTCTTTGGTTCAGCCCAAGGTAGATCATCTGAAGTAGGATCAGCTTGACGAGCCGCAGCCTGAGCACGTGAAGAAGCTGGAGTCTTGTCTGTACCAAGAACAGCGGCTAGACGCTTAGATAGTTCCTCATAGCTCTTGAAGTTAGATGGAGCTAAGAAGCTCTGTAGAGAATGCTCTTGCTTCCAGACTGACTCAAGCTCAGAGTCATCCTCAAACAGAGGACCGGCAGCTGCAAACTCAGACTTATCGTAGTTACGATAACCTTCAACGTTACGAATCTTAAGTTTAAAGTTTGCACCAGCCCATAGATCAAATGGGTTGATTGGATCTTCATCCGCGAACTGCGGGTTCATTGCTTCATTTAGCTTGTCAAAAATCTTTTTACCAAACTTAAAGAGAAACACTTTACCGTTGTTCTCTGGGTTATTCTGATCTTGAATAACGTAAATGTTCGAGATAAAAGTTAGCTTACGCTTTTGCAGACGAGCCTGCTTTCGTGCGGGTGACTCATCATCAGTCGTGGAATTCCACAGCTTTGAGTTAAGTTCACCGACAGGATCAGTTTGCCCGATAGTAGTCAGGGAGTTCTCAATGTACCACAGTCCGGTAGGACCCTTGAAGCCATGTTCAAAGACTCGAACGAAAGGAACATCTTCGTTAGCTGGTGCGGGGAGAAACCTAATGACTGCATAACCGTTACCGGCTTTATCAGTCTGAGGATACCAGAATCGAGTATCAGACTTAGATTCTGTGTTATTGAGCTTAGATAGCTCCTGTGTAAGCTTATCGAGTGAAGACTTACCAGAATTCTTTTTTAGTGCAGAAAAATCCATTTATATATTCCTTGTATGATTGTATGTATAGTATATTAGTATATATTGAGTGAGGTTGTTTCCTCACTTATATTTATATATCAATCAAGAGAACTTGTCAAGGAAGATCTTCTTGATCTTAGTTTTGTCGTACTTCATAAATGGCATAGACTTTTTTATAATCATGCCAGTCTCACTCCATACGACGTTGTCTCTCAATTTGTTATCCCAGTAGGATAGGCACCCAACGATGTCAGCACAGATCAAGAGAGTCTCTAGTGAGATCTTACCACCTAAGTACATATCAATTATAGGTGGCAATTGACCATCATTTATCTTAAAGTTAGAATCAAAGTCTTCTTTTAAATTTGATAAGTCATTACTGACTACATATGTTAGAGATTGTCTTTTACGAATCCAGTCCTGGTAGTTAGACTCAGCAGCTTCTGAGTAAGCTAAGTCTCTAACCCAAGCCCTTGGGTTTTTTACTAAGTTTGAGACTATAAACTCATGTGGGTCTTTATGCTTAGATATTTTTTCAAAGAAAAATTTGTCTTTTCTCTTATCAAAAGAATCTCTTTTTGCAGAGACTTTACCATTGTACTTAAAATAGTCGTAGCTCTCAGAAGTAAAGTGTCTCTTGAGAGCCAGGTAGTCTACGTAACACTCGTATGGTGTCATATCATACCGGTAGTTGTGCTGTTCTCTTTAAAATATTTAGGCTCTCGGCTTCGGCTTGAATCTTTGACAAAAGAACCGCGTTACTCTTTACCAAAAGAGCTGCATAATCTACTTCTACTTCGTTAGACTCACACCAGTGAATGACTGCATCAATGCAGTCCATTTTTCTCTCACTAATGAGGAACTCAATGTCATTAGCAAAGTTATCAGTCTTCTTTTCGATCATTTCCATCACGCTCAGCCATCTCCCTAGCATTATCACTAATTTTATCTAGAAACTCGTTTATCTCATTGGGAGACATAGAGCTGTATCTCAGCATGTTGACTCTAAAAGCTGTCCTTAACATACCAACTTCATAATCATTTTTTGTCATTAGTTACTTTCTCTGGAAACCAACACTCTTTAGATTTATCAATGCAAACTTTTGCTAAAAACCCTAAGATCAAAGCTCCAAAGAAGTGAATGAAGCCAGTGAGTGGCTGGGTAATAAGAGCAGCTAAGGGTACTATACACCATAGACTTAGAGTAAACCAAAAAGCACCGAGTGTGATGTCTCTTTTCATAAGATTAATTCCACAGGGACTCATAGTATTTGGCAAACAAGCGTCGACCGTTATCCATCCTGGCACGATGAGCCGCAATCTTATCTTCAGCCCTGGTGTAAGTGTGGTTAGGTCCGTGCTTTAATGTAGATAGACTATTGGGATCATCTTGATCGATTTTAACGATCTGTAGGTCGATGTTTCCTGATGTGTATTGATCAACCCACTCATCACCGTTCTTATGTTGTTCAAAAGCCCAGATCATCTCGTCCAGAACATAGTCCCATCGAGCATCATGAAACTCATCAGTATCGTATTCATGTACTTTTGGTTCTGCATTGATTGAGCGAATGTTTTCTGGTACGTCTTCATCATCTACAAATGGTGAACCCATCTTAATCTCTTTAAGACGAACTAACAGAGGATAGATAATGAGAGCCAGGGTATGATCGGCTGACCAAGTATCATAGTTATCAATATGAACTTTGATCTTACGTTCACGTTTCTCGTAGATCCACTGGCAAAGTCTCAGGAGTCGTGATGGCTTATCTTTCGGACCAGATAGATAAGAACCAAAGCGATGTACAATATCTTCATCCTCACTTAGATCGTTATAATGATCTTTCCAGAAAAAGATTGCTCGAGCAATCTGATATGGTCCAATCCATTTTGTATATGGACCGATCTTAACTTTCACAGTCATTCTCCATTTGTTTGGTAGGCCCACCCGGATTCGAACCAGGACCGCGCACCAATCTAGTGCATACCACGTGTATAAGACGTGCGTTCTACCATTAAACTATAGGCCCATATGGCGACCCTGGAGAGGTTCGAACTCCCATACTCCAATTACAGCTTTAACGACCGCTTAGAAGGCGGGACTGATACAGGGTCATTTATATGTATATATTATACCATGAGACGCAGTCTGTCAACCACTATTTAACGTACTCGAAAAGTACTACAACGAACCTTGAAGTTATTAGGTGAGTTGTAGATAGTGGCCTGTAAGAATGGACCGTGTAGAACATCTACCACTTCAAAGACATTAGCTTCTTCTTTAGTTCCCCATGGTGTATTAACCATCATCTTTTTTCCAAGCGGAGCATCTAGTGGTTGCTTTAGGACTCGTTGTGTGTTGATCATTTTGTACCTCAATTGACTTTAAGAAGGATAGTGTTCTCGTTGATCCTATCCTGAACGTTGTCTAGCTTCTTACACTCATTCAGAGCTTTGGCGAAGTTCTTTTTACCACCAGATAGAGCCAGGCTCAGGACACTCTCAGCCTTGCGTGAGCCCACTCGATACGTAGCCGTAGTAGACTCATCGTACTTCTTGATAGTCGTCCCAGCCACGTCTAGTCCACCCCTATCGATAGCTTGGAACACGGTAAGGGTATTATACCGCGTGTTGTACGCTAGGAGGCCCTGAGACCCTAGAATCTTTTCTGGAGAGACTGATGTCAGCTTAAGCTCTTTAGACTCTTTTAGGTACTTAAAGTTCTTAAGTTTCTTGTCAGCCGTGACTGGCTTAGGCTTACGTTGTGCTTTCTGCTTCTTGGTGTTACCGACATAGCGCTCGACATCACTGATCAATGATGAGTAGAAAGTGGCTCTCTGCTTAATCTGGTCTCGAGTTAGGTGGTTATACCCTTCACGGAGCTGAGGATCACAGTTCTTATCCAAGAGCTGGTTAGCTTCGTCAGAGATTGGCTTGAAGTGGTCGATAAACTTAGAAGCAATCATAGGTGGAACTTCACGCTTTGTCAACCACTCATACGTATCGATGTTCCACCCTACTTGATCAATCTCTTCATCAAACATCCCAATAAAGTTAGAAGCTTTCTCTCGCACGCGGTCCTGGATAGAGACAACTCTTTCTTCTCTGGGCTTGTCTTCTTTATCACCAGTCAGGCGCTTGACGTCTTCGTCTTCTTTCTTATCTGAAGCCAGGATCATGTCCTTGATCCTGTCATTCATGTGGTTGATAGAACGCTGAGTAAGCTTAGAACCACGAGTCAGCATTCTAGCGATCCAGCAAGCGTGTTCATTCAGACGATTGTCCGGTAGAGCCTTGATCTTCTGCAGCTCGTCGATCCTACCAGACGCTTTCAGAAAAGTTTCTAGGTAAGATCGTGCGTCTGACTTGTTGCACATGTAGTTGTACCAAGTCAGAGCCGAGCTGTAGTCAGTGTCGTTTACCTGAATACCAAGCTTAAAAGTCGGCTCGTCACCCATGTACTTGAGGTTGATAAGATACTGTTCAGTCCTAGTAACCTTAGGCTTGATCTTCTTAGTAGCCTTCAATGACTTTGGTGTGGCAGCCGACTTAGCCATGGTATGATCCTATCAAGGATTGATGGTAAACATTGTAGTCACGTTAGAAGGAGTCTCTTGTAGGAAAGAGACCTTAGTGTCCTGTGTCTCACTGCTCACAAATTCTAGGTGACCACTGGGTACGTAACCAAGAGCCACGATAAGTTGCTCTACCTTTTCTAGGAGAGGATAGTATGTCTCGTCCTGTTTCAGGTTAAAGTTGAATGAGACTTCTTCGTCACGTTCACCACCGTAGCGGCTGAAAGAGAGTGTGATATTGATTCGTTCGTCGTTCATGATATATTCCTTTTTGTTAAGTGCGAACTTCTAGGTTAAGAAGCTCATTAGGATCATCGATTCCAAAAGTCCAAGCGTTAGCCTGAAGAGCCGTCTTCATATCGGGTGGGACCGGCAGGGCAAACTCACGACCAGTACCGCAAAGAACTCGGAGGAACTTCTCGCGACCAATCTCGGGGATGTCAGCCTCGAGAAGAGTACCGATCATGGGGTCCTCGTCTTCATCGATGACCTTAGCATCCAGCTCCTTGATGATGTTGACCCAGCCAAGAATCTCACAGGCGGCTCGACGCTGCTCCACGTTCTCCCAGGTGAGAGCAATCTTAGCAGTTAGGCTTGCCTTGTCCTCAATCCACTCATGCGGAATGCGAACACCGTGCCAGCTATAAACCGTAAAGCCATCGGCATACAGAATAGCCGGTCCAGTCTCACAGTGGAGGCGGTTGTCCTCATCCATCTTGATGTGAAGGGGACGATCCTGGATGACCGCCATGGTGTCGTAGCAAGATACCCAACCACACTCATTAGCCACTGCCATAAGGCCGTCTAGCTTACCCTCGAAGTCGATACCACACACGTTCTGCATGTAGTCGTAGAAAGAGAGCCAGGCAGCCTCGTGATTGCCATAGACACAGCTGTCAGTAACAGAATGGTTCTTGCCGAGGAGTTCCTTAGCATGGCGAGGACCATTAGCAAATACGATCTTATCAGG